GGTGGATGTCCAGCAGCACCATCTTTTAACGGTCCTCGCTTGCGCATCCCATTGGTCGCTCCTTGCACGAGGACTGGCGGAAATATGGAGTCTTCCATGATGTCTTCTTGTTGGTAGACAAGTGCCCACGTTGAAGGGGTAACTTCACTTCTTCGTCTGTTGAGCGTCTTACCGTCCCACTTGGGGTAGAAGCCGTTTTCCTGAGGAGTGTCATCATCGCCATCCCACGGGACGTCCGACTCTTTCCAAAGCGTAACCCAATCTTCTGGTTTTTCCGCATACTCAAGTACAGCAGGCATGCCCATATAACTAAACGGAGTCTTGCCACCTGACCAATGCTTCGGATTACGAAGTTCTTTATATAAATCATTTGCTGCAATTCGGGTCCCCACCACTAGCAATTTACCGTTCTTACCCAAACGGGTAATAACTTCCTTCTGTAACCAGTTAATCTGGCTTTCCCACTCATGAGCGTTGGCTGTAGTTATACAGTCGTCCAAAATAATCAGGTCTGCACGTGCTCCATAAATCTGACCGCCCATACCTAGTGCCTGAATGGTTGGGTCTTTCTCAGATGAATTACGCGCATCACCCCCAAGATAGACGGTATCGGTACGCCAAGTATCTGCGTCCTGTTTCCAACCGCCCTCTGGACCATATGCGGTCTGCAGTTTGAGCCAGCGTGGATGGGACAATCGTTGCTTGATAGCGTATACGAACTCGCGTGCCTTAGTAATCGTCTTTGATACCACAATAATGCGGATGTTGGGATTGAGGGCAATGCGGTAAGTTGGGTAGTTCACCGTAACGACAGTGGACTTAGCGTGCTCAGGGGGCACATTGATTAGGAGGCGGTTAGACTCTCCAGGTTCATATATAATATTTTCGTGACGCCATGATGGTTCGCGTCCCTCCAGAAGGTCAATCCAGTTCTGGTGGTGGGGGAATACAGTTTGGTCAAAAAACATCTTAGAAAAGTCGGCAAAGGGAACAGACTCCTTTTGGACACCGAGGGCATCAAAGGATTGCTTGCTTCCTTCTTCCTTAGCCTCTTCAAGTGCCCTTGCAAATAATGGGTCTCTGACCATCCACTGACGGATAGTATCTGGCTTTTTGCCTATGGCAATCATAGCCGCCTGAGGGGAGACTCCCACCCGTACCTTCTCAAGAACTTGTTCTTTGGCTTGGGTAACACCCTTTACTAGGTGGTGCTCGCCGCCTGATTTAAACCCTGACATCCATCATCCCCTTGCTGAAGGCAGAGTTATCCCGCCGTATAGAAGTATATCTGTACAGCAGTCTGTCACAGTATAGAGGAAGGCTCTAAAAAGACTTCCTATTATATTTACTGTACATATATACTTAATCCGTTCAAACAGGTCAAACGAACATATTCTACAAAACTATTATAAAAGTCCTGTTCAGACTGTATACCCCCTGTAACTATACCCACAGAAATATGTAGGTAGAGATACCCATATAGGTAGAGCGCAATAGTTTAACACTAGGGGTCAAACCCCTAGATGTTTGCACTATTGATGGTACATACTGACGCTAGTCTGTGACTGTAAACAGTCTGCCTGCTCAGGATTTAAAACTAAATAGATACTGAGGGGGCAGTCTATATAATAATAATATAACTGCAGTCTCAGTTGATTCAGCAGATGCTGAAGGCTGCGCCGCTTAATTGGGAAGTATCCCAAACCCTCAGTCTGCCAATGGTGTTAAACCCTCGGAGGTATCTACCTAATCGCTCATGCCATTTAATTGAAATGGCAATTCGCCAAATGGTCGGACCGAAGGCTCTTGGTCGCGTATCCACGCGCCTCGCGCCGCTCCCGTTGGTCGCTGGTCTCCGATGTCGGCTCACCTCTAAAGGGTTCGCCTCGTCTGTTGACCACGCGTAGCCTCATCTCTCGCTATTCTGTCGGTGTGTCTAAAGCCACACGCGCCATTCTATCGCTCGTCCTCCTACGGTGCTCCCATCATACTCTCCTTGTCAAATCGCCTATAGGCGATTGTCGCCCTGACGTCTGGCTTTTCGCCAGACAGGGCAAGAGTGACAAGGGAGTATCTCTGTACGCGTATTCACAATCGGTGGATATGAAACTATGTTAAGGAGAAAGCAATGAACGAAGTTACATACACACAGGACTCAATCTCAATCACTAATGTATGTCCTGACTGTATCGCACAGGAGACCCTATGCGTAGATTGCGTAGACACAGCAGACGCCCGACTCACAGACAAAGCGTATGAGTCGGCGTCTGAAGGAAACCTTATGTACAAATCCCAATGGCTCACACAAGACGAGCCAAGCGGACACGATTGGGTATCCAGTACAACGGTACAAAAGGAGATACTAGATGATGAAGGCAACGAGATTGACTACATCATGCGTGAAGAATACAAACTCCCTATCGTACTACTTCAGGACGGCGGTGAACTTGATAACATCTGGTCACTGGAAGATTACACGCAACAACAGCGTGAGGTTATCTGCCAAGCATGCCATCTCACCACGCCTAAAATGTTCAACCAGTGTCAGTCATGTGACACAGTATTGGAACATAACGTCAGATAGTAAAGACGTTACAGGTAGCCCTGTGCCTGTCGGCAGGGCTACCTTCCACTAAGAAACTAACTACTAAACAAGGAGAAACAAATGGAACTACAGAACGAAGTAACTATCACAGGTACACTAAAGAACATCCGTACATTCACAGGTTCAAAGGGTACCTTAGCAACAGGTTGGCTTGACCAACGCACATACTCACGACTACCAGACGGAACCGCAGACCGACCAGTGTATGTAGTAGGTATGAATATCGTGGCACTTGATGACTCTACAGTGGGTGACCTTGTAGACCTAGACAAAGCACGTCAAGGCAACGAGACAACCCAAGTGGTGACACTAAAGGGTCGTATGATTACACGCTTTGACCGCCGTGACATTCCAGAAAAGCGTGCACCTCAGTTGCAGTTTGAAGTAGTTGAGGTAAGCGTAAACTAAAAGACAGGGAGGGTGGGTGGCTAGAGATAGTCACTCACTCTCCCATTTTTTTTGCAGAGGGCGGCTTCTGTAATCGGGGGATAGGAATAAGTTTCATATCCCCAACCTACTAATCTAAGGAGACATAATGTATTTCTCAGTACTAGATATAACAGCAGTAATGATTGCACTCATAGTATCAATTACACTGATACTACTGACAGCAATGGCTAACCGTGACCTCATCAGACAAAACAGAAGTTTGAGGGCACAAAATAAAAGACAAACAGAGCAGTGCCGTAACTACCACAGTCCACGTCCATTCTAAGGAGAGAACAAATGACAACAGAAATAACAATCAATGACCGACTCGTAGAGTTGGGTGTACTAGGCAATCAAGAAGACAGAACAGTACAACGTAAAGGTGCAGAACAAGTTGAAAATTTCTTTAAAAACTATGAAGAAAATGTATATGAACCAGGAGAAGAAGCAACAGCGTTCCTATTACATTACTTAACAGACATACAAGTGCGTGACTTTGGTATGGGTATACTAGACAAGTATGATAATGTATTACCTGCACTTAACTACCTACTTGACAAGGCTCCAACAGATACTGCGTTCATCAATGCACCAGCCTGCTTACTCGCTACATATTTATATGAAAGTGAGGACTCAGCAAGTGCAGCGATTACACTAAGCAATGCTCAAGAAGATTACTCTTTAGCAATGTTACTTCGCCGCGTAATGGCAGCAGGGTGGCCCTCAACATCATTCGCTAGTATGCGTGAAGAGTTACACCCTAAGGTAGTAGCAGGTATATTCGGAGAGGAAGACAATGGCTAACTATGACGTACTGTTTATGCACAACCATTTTGTATTAGTAACTACAATCATAATGGATGAGACAGATGACGAAGAAAGTATTGAACTAGCCGCACTCAAACGCTTGGCTGATGAGTACGGTAATGAGTTTATGGAAATCATCAAGTCATCTAAACATGTATCTATTGAAGGAGTAACAGACAACGGTATCCCTGAACCTGGTGACCCAGAAGATGCAGGAATGGAGAGGTAATCATGGGACTAGACATGTATTTATATCAAAAAGAAACACATGAGGTAGCCTATTGGCGCAAGGCTAATGCTATTCATGGTTGGATTGTTAATAACACTGATGCAGCAGATGATAATACGCCCATACATTTAAGTAAGCGTTTGCTTATTCAATTGCGTGACACATGTGCTGAAGTATTAAAAGTAGGTACAACAGATTATGCTGAAGAACTTTTGCCACCTACCAGTGGATTCTTTTTTGGTAGTACAGAAGTAGATGAATGGTACTGGGATAATATAAAAGAAACAGTTACAAAACTAACTGAGATTATAGACCAGTCAGTTGAAGACCAAGAGTTCGAATACTATGCGAGTTGGTAAGGAGATAACATGAATGAACCACAGTACTTAGAAGGTGATGATGCTGCACTCAAAGATGAGTGTGATAGTTGTGGTAACTTTATATTCACATGTGAATGTAATGAACCAGACCCAGACCGAATGCATGATGAGATGCACGAAGACTAAGGAGTAATATGCATAACCGAGTAAAACGTTATCTATCTGTAGGCACTAGCCTTGTATTATCAGTTGCTTCCCTGATTGGTATACCTGTTAAGGCTTACTCATTAAGTAACCAACCACCACTAGAGCCAGAGAAAAAAGTAAATCTAGTAGTGCATGTATGGAATAAGTTCACACTTAAAGCATATACAAAAGCATATATAAAAGAAACATATCCTAAGTGGGGACGTAATGAATGGTCAGCACTAAACAAGTTATGGGGTAAAGAATCTGCATGGGACCATCAAGCAGACAACCCTACCTCTAGTGCATTTGGTGTGGCACAAGTGTTAGGTACAAGTCCTGAAACCCCAGCCCCCCTGCAAGTTGCGAAGGGGCTGGAGTATATCGTTCACCGATATGACCTGCCATCAATCGCTTGGTCACATTGGAGAAAACATGGATGGTACTAAGTCTTACTATGCTGTAGAATGTACAGTTACAGCCAACTGTAAGTCAGATGATGAGGCAATTGCAATGGTTGCAGATGCCTGTAAGTTGTATGGTCTTGAGTTTAAGTGGCATACAACTTGGTTAGATGAACAAGAAAGAGAGAGCAATGCTACAAGTTAGTGAAGAATATAATAACAAAGTAGTAAAAAGAATGAACAAGCAGGCT